GCCGCCGACTCGGACCTGCACCACATCGCCCTCGTGCGCCGCTACAGTCAGCTTGACTGGGGTCTCATCCACACCACCATCGATATGCACCCATGCGGTGTCTCCTTCGATGCGGGTGACGGTGGCAGCCACATCATAGGCGCTCGTGGTCTTCCGGTCCCTGGCTCTGGCTATGTCTTTTATGATCTCAAAATTGGACATATCACAGCTCCTTATATATCTGCTCAGATGTCTTTGCCGCGTATCCCAGTGCCACGGACTGGCTGTCTACACGATACGTGCCTGTCAGTCTCTGCGCCGGGTACTGCATCCGGATCAGGTCGCCCGGACGTACATCGGGATGGTATCGTCTGTCGTAGGACGCGCCCTGCTGCGCTGTCTGAGCCTCGATCAGCTTTCTATGTGCATACTCAGCGATGCTCTCACCGCCTGTCAGCGTGACACCTGTCTCCTTGGCCCATATCTCTCTGCCTCTGCTGACTGTGGAGAGAGGGCTGTCCGGATCGTCATCTCGCGCTATGCCGGTCGACTTATCGCAGACCGCCATGTACACGTTCGGGCATACGCTCCAGTCCTCAGTGATCTTTATCTTCGGCTCGATCATGTCATTGCTGAGCGGATCGAAAGTGACCACCGTCTCTGTCGGCATTGGCATGACATTGATCGTGCCGTCACCGTCAATCCTCAGCTTCCAGCCGATCGCGGTGAGGATCCTGTCCACCATAGACAAGTTGGTCTCTCCGCTCTCAGCCACGATCGACTCCGTCAGCCTCGGCGCTGTTCCATGTACGACGACCGGAGCTGAGCCGACCGACAGGAGCTCCGTGATCACTTCGCCGCTGTTTGATCCGATGCCCACATAAGCACCGGTCTGCAGATAGACATCCGATGCGGGCTTGAGGACGCTGTAGCACTCAAGTGAGTTCAGCGCCCATGTGCCGTGTACATCGTCTCCGGGAGTCGTCGCAAGCCCGGTAAAGAGCGGGACATGTGCAGCACTGCCGTCGGCCTGTCTTGCGTCCAGGTAGATCCTGACCCACTGCTCGACAGGTATCCGGTAGTTCACGCATGTGACATCAGCGCTCTCCCTCTCGCCGGTGCTCTCCCGCTTGATCGTGCCGCCGGTGATCCGGATCGTACCGACGTCCCGCCAGGTGGCAGGATCGACGACTGCGGCATAGTATTGAGCGCTGTATCCCGTAGCCCAATTAATCATTGTCGCCCTCCCACTCTGTGAGCGTCATGCCCTCATACTCTTCTGCGTCCACTCTCGTGATGGTCAGGTCAAACGCGACGATCTTGTGTCCGTTATCCTGAGAGTAAGACTCTGCGACCTGCACGTCAGCGGGATAGGATGAACCGTCCTTCGTCCGCACATGACAGATGCCGGGATAGACCGCGAGACGCCTCATCTCCTCGATCATGCCCTCGTCGTCTGATACGACCGTGACAGCTGACAGGGTTCCGGTCCTGCTCACTGCCGGGTTCCAATCGCCCTGGACACTGCCGCCGAGATATTTGGTCTCGGTGAAATCTTTGGCCCATGTATTGGACAGTTCGGAATTGAGCTCCAGCATGATGCGGCCGGTGCCAAAATCGATCACATGATAGTCATATTCAAGCAGATCGCCGTCGGCCTCTTTGGTGTCGATCCATGCCATGCGGTCATCTACAGTGATGTAGTCGCCATTTGCTGTCCGGAAGACAAATCGATGCCCGCCATACTCGCCGATCGTCGGATATGGATCCACGTATGTCACACCGAAGGTCGCGCCAGGATAGATCAGTTCCGGCTTGTCCACGCTGAGTCTGTAGATATCACACACATCTGTGAGCAGTGCTCCTGTCGGTGCGATCGGTGTCAGCTTGGCGATCAGGTTGGTCTGATCCATAAGCACCGTGGCTTCCGGAACCAGTGCCTGGTGCGTCCAGTGCACCTCGAATTCCTGCACGACCTCATCGTGCTGGCCGAAGCTGTCAGAGATCGCTGCGATCAGTCTGTAAGCAGCTCCGTCGTCGAGATGCCCGATCAGGTCGTCAACATCGATGCTGATCTGCGCCTCGCCAAGTTGTGAGTAAGAGACGACCGTCTCACCTTCGAAGCCATTAATATCACTCTCGTCAGGACGTACCAGGTGATAGTCCTCAGCCCTCTCGATGATCAGACGAGTCGTGCCGCCGACGCCCGCTCCCGTGATGGTGGCGGTCAGAGGCAGCTGAGTCAGTGCCATGATCGTCCTGCTCACGTCTCCGACCGTGATGGTCTGTGGCTCGAGCGATGTGGCTGCGAGATCGATCTCAAGCGGATCAGCGATATGGAGTGCAGCGGGATTGGACCAGTCCGATCTCTTGCCAGTTGAGGTCGTAATCCTCAGCACGATCTCATGCGTCTCGCCTGTGCTCCACTGCTGCTGTGCCGCGTCGATGCTGATCTTACGTGCTGTCTTGGTGCTCGCGATTTTGGTGTATGTCGTCACGCCGTTGACCGTGGTCACTTCCGCGACCTCTGCGGCCGCCTGAGTGCTGCCGTCTGTCGGTGTATATGCCCACGATGCTGTGACAGACTCTGTCGCCGAGATGATATCACGCGACAGTGTCAGCTCCGGCACCACGGGATCTTCAGACAGGTCAATGGACTGGACCTGAGAGTAAGCACTGTAGATCGTATCGCCGTCGATCTCCTGGTACAGCCTCACGCGCACATACCAGGTCTTTGTCTGGTCAAGGCCGCCGATATTGAATCCGCTCGCGTTCTGCCTGATCCCATCGTATCTTGACGGCTCGTCGGTGCTGTGCCATGCGTCGTTATGGTCTGCCCAGCTCAGCTCCGCACCGGTCGCCGCGGTCCACGGGCAGTCCCATGTGACCTTGACCACGCCGGGATTGGCTGTCTTGCTGAGTGTGACCTCAGTAGGTGCCACAGGTACTGATCCGCCGTAGGTCGTGTCCTTAACGATCTTGGACTCTGCATTTCGCGTGATATCGTAGACACTCACTCCGCTGGGCCGTGTCGTATAGGTATATGATCCTACCACGGCCTGCACGCCGATCTTGATGTTCGAGTTATTCTCCCACGCCGGGCATGTGACCGTCTTGCTGTTCTGCCCGTGCGGAATGATCCCCACGTTGATGCCCTGTGGATACTTATTCGAGTAAAAGATGATCCGAAGGAAAGATGATCCCATGCCGGAGTTATTAGTCGCCTGGACAGCCACGGTATGATCACTGATATCTGCCGTCGCAGTGACTCCGGAAGGATTGGACAGCGCACCAACCGCGACTCGCACAGCACTGCCGGGAGTCACATTGTTATCGTGCACTGTATTGACCCTGACATACATGCACTCATCCGCATGCACGCGCCTGTCGACCGTAAAGGTCGCCGCATCGCTCCCATCTTTGTAAGCCAGTGTCGTGGCTTCCGACCATGTCACGCCGTCCGGGCAGTTCAGCCCGCTTGTTGGCGTGGCGAAGACATACTCCACGACGATCCTGTCGATCGGATGGCATGCCGTCTGGACCGTCGTCCACCGTGCTGTACATGTGTATCCGTTTGAGGAGTTCGCTTTTGCGCTTGCCTTGACCTCTTTAGCTTTGTACGGGATCCCATAGACGTGCTTGGCATATCTCCATGCAGAGTCGCCCTGAGGTCCTCTTGCCCGGATGCGCACCCAGCGTGTGTATGAGTCCTTAATATTCACGACTGAACTGTCTTCAGTAAAGTTCCTTGTCCCGCTGGAGCCGACGACAGCAACAGTCGACCAGCCCGTCGCAGGGAGCTTGGAGCCGCTCGTGACCGGCGAATTCTTAAGGAGCCGCGTCTGCATGAGGTTGCTCACGAACCACTCTCTGAGGCTCGACTCAACCTTGGTGTCCCACTCGAATGTGCAGACGTTGGGCGTATCCAGTGTGGCTGTGAGCGACGGCACGTTTGGCACACGGGCGTCGAATTCGCCCGTCGCCCATGGAGAGTACAGCGTGTTGTACTGATAAGTTTTATCGTCAACATCTTCCGTCCATGCGTGCCTCTTGCCTCGTATACGTACGTATATCTTGTCCAGCTTGTTTTTCGTGGTCGGATAGTAGTTGCTCGCATTGACCACGATCTGCGTCTTGGTCGATGTGTACCCGATCGCGACCGTGGACCACTTAGCTTTGGGATTGATGCGATACTGGAATGTCTGACCGGCGCCGTAGTTCCGATCGCCGATCTTCCAGGTGATCTGGAACCCGCTGCCGTTTCTCTTTATCGTGA